ATGTTTTCTACGGTTTCATGATCTGGAAAACGTTCAACGTATTTTTCGAAACAGGCTAGGATATCATTCCAGTGAGGAGCAATTTCCTCCTGCGTCATATCCGTTGTAAGTTCCAACGTCAGACCGTTATGTGACCAACTCAATAGTAGCTCCTTTATCCTTTGAACTACTATTTAGCCGATGCTGTTTCTTACGATTATCCGGTGTTTCTGGAACTAAGTTCCTTGACGGTCACAATGCAATGAAAAGCGTTGTTAGCTGATCCTGTTATTTTCAGCTTGTCGCCTGTTAATGTCGTCAGGTCATCCAAATTGATAGTCAGATATGAATTTACAGGAACCTTGATTGCGTTCGCTAATGTGTAGTCAGTTGCGTTTTTCGAATTATACCATTTCGCTGTAACAGTTGCATCTGCACCACTCACGTTAGCCACTCTGGCGCTTATCAAATATGAGATTTGCACCTTGTTTTCATATGCAACGTCACTGACAGTTGATGTCTTGAAACCGACCGACACTTTTGGCGGATCGGATGATAGGAGCTTAACAATAGTCTGTTGATTTTGTGGTCCCATTAGCGTTGTCCTCCAGCGTCTTTTTGAACCTCAACGCCGTGAACGACTTTCCAGTTTGTTCCTGATGGAAGCTCGACCTCAAATCTGTGGAGCTTGCCGGATGAACGAGCGAAAATGACGCCGGTGGTTGTGTTCAAGGGATATTGAACGCCCCATGTGCTCGGATCGCTTTCATAGTCCTTACGGGCCACCCTGCCCTTTTGGGAGGGAGAGCTATCGGTTCGGCTGGCGTCTGTTTGAACGGTGAAGCCTTTGACAAGGCTGCGTCTGCCTTCAGTCAACGGGAGTTCAGCGGTTTGAATGGTTGCCTTCATCGGAGTGGATGAGAAGAACCCAAGTCGGTACTGGTCATCGAACGCAGCGAACGTTGGAAGCGAACCAGCCCAGATTCTTGAATCAAGTGACCAAGGCAATGTGTCGAGGTTGTAGCCTGTAAGCGTTCCGATGTTGTCGAGGGTGTAGCCGGGAGAGACAGCGCTACAGATCATTTGCGCTTTGAAATCGAGCTTGATCAACGACCATCTATCAACGCCATAGTTGTAAACTAGGATGCGATCATATGTGTTGACTGTGGTGTTTTCCTTTGAACGATAAGCCCAATAAACGATCTTTCTAGCTGGATCTTCAACCCCGATGGTTTGGTATGAATCAGGAAGTGAGCAATCGGTGTAAAAGAATATGTCAACACGTGAAACACCGATTGGTTGAGGTTGACCACCTGAATTGTATCGATAGAAGCCATCTTGAGATAGGAAGAAGATACCGGCGCCAGTGTTGACAACGGAATTACGAGCATGAACGCCCATGTTATTGACGGTCTTATTGAATGACATGATCATGTTGGTTCCGGTGATTGAACCTTCACGAATGCAGTGTTCTTGGAAGATTACGAAGCCGTGTTCGAACCCTGTGATGTTCATGATTTCGCCACCGTCAGCGAAAAGCTGGTCATCGGAGTTTTGAACGAGAGAATCCCAGATTGTTGGTTGGTTCAGGCCAGACCATTGAACGGCCTTGTCACTCGTTGCAGCGATGTTGCTGAAAACGAGATAGTCGCCCGTTACACCGACGTTCTTCCCTCTTGGGGCATCGTTTGAAAGCAGGTCGAACTTGGCCGCTGGGTTGCTGACATCAAGCTGGACGGGCTTATCAACGCCATTGGTTGCGATAACCAGATTGCCGAACGGAGTGAATGACCATTGGGTGCCTGCAGGAGTGGCATAAGGGGCAGTGTTCCCTGATACGTCGACCCATGCGTTAGTGGATGAATCGAGCTTGTAGAGGGCATTGGCAGTCCCCACGATTGGAAGCCATACACCGCTGCCTTTATCAGCCAGGTATCCACCTTGAGGCTGAGCAGGAACCGCACCACTGAAATACTGGAAGCCGGGAAATGGGCCGAAGTGATCGTCATATGGGATGACGTTGAAAGCGGTGTCGGTGAAGTTCGGATCGAAAGGGCTGCGGTCAGGGCCAAACTGTCCGATAGGGACGATTATTTTATCACTCATTATGGAGTTGGACCCGCAATTCTAGATACGGTTCTAGCTCCGTATTTTGCGTTTTTATCGTTGTCGATTAATTGGCCTACAGCCTTGATGTAATTGTTTTCGAATATTGCTTTTCTTTCTGTCTCGTTTTCAAAGTCAGCCGCATGTTTCAATGCGCCATACAAATAGACGTTGTATGCCTTTGTTAGTAGCCAGTTTGTTGGATTGCCTTCGGTCAACGCAGGTAGCGTTGCGTAATATGTTAGCTTCACATCGGCTGAATTAATTGGGCGAACCCTTAGAGTGTTCCCCACGATTGAGAACACTTGTGGATAGCCACTGACAGCCGGATACAGTGCATCGAGTGTCCCCGGTACAATGTGGTCAAGTCTGATAACAGGATTGGTTTGTGAGACAGCGGAGCGGAAGCTTAGGAAATCGTCTGGGAGGGTTGCTTCGCCGTTGGCATCGAGCGTCAGCGTGGTTGTCTTAAGCTGATCGTTAACACGGAGAATTTGGTTCAGTTCGCCTTCTAGAATGGCGATGAATGTGGAGAATTGCGGAGTCAATTCCGTTCTATCAAATAGGAAGCTTGCGATTGCTGAGTTTAAGTCTGACAGTGTGGTCAATGATTAGAATCCGGTAACTTAATTGCTTGTTACCGTATTTATTGATCCACGCTTCTTAGGTGTGAAAAGGACGGCGAAGCCCTTAAACCTCGCCGTCTCTTACTTTGAATATGGAACCTTCACCATTCAGCCACTTCTTCAACGATGTGTCGTTGCCATCCTTTTGACGAGGCGCAACCTCACGTGCCCAAATATGCATTGGAATGGTTGCCACCTTAGTTCCCATGGCTGATTTTGTATCCGATTTCGTACCGATATTATTGTTACGAATTTCCTTCAACGCATCCATGAATGCATTTTGTGCATACCAAATCGTCTTGTTGACGGTTCCTAGTTCGAACTCGTATTCAATCACTCTGATACCCATTTTTGGGTCATCGAAAATCATGTTTTTACGAACGAGCGAACCGAGGTCCATTTTTCGCAATTCGTCTTGGGATACGTTGAAGCGCATTTTTGAAAATTCCTTAGTTTAAAATGTCTAGGTATTTAGCCCGATTGGATTTTGATAGGCGAATTCCCCGTACAACTCCTTAGCCACCTTGTTGTAAGCGATTGCCGCTTCATCGATTGTCTTGAACAGGCCGGTATTCTTTCCTAGACTGACTCCCCACTTATTCTTTGCCTTATTGTAGAAGACACCTTTAACACCTGTGGCGCTATTCGAATTAGCCTTGCGGTTTTTCATGTTCTGATTTTGAGTGCAGGAACGTAGGTTTTTAAATCGATCATCTTCGGTATTACGATTGATATGATCGATGACCTTTCCAGTGATGTCTTCACCCGTCATGTAAATCCATGCGGCACGTGAACGAAGCATGACTTGTCTATCAACGCATAAAAACCAGCGTCTCATTGACGTTTTTGAAACAGACAGTGTTCCGGCCCTCTTGCCGACTATTCGTCCCTGACCTCTCTCCTTCCACGTAAATTCGCCTGTTTCCGGATTGTAATCGAGAACTTCTTTTAGTCTTTGCTGTGTAACCATTTTTGTGAATCCTTTTTGTTATGGTTTTTATTTACACAGCTATTTAGTCTTTCGTGTTTTTTACCGATGAATGTGAAAAACCCAGATGGTAGGATTCACTCAACCATCTGGGTTCAACGATTTTTAACAAGGAGCTTTTAGGAATGTTTTACTTTAGTGATCGCTTCTAACCAACATAAACAATAAGGATCACCCTTCTCATTATAACAAACCTATTTAGTATCACTGCTATCTCATCATATGAAAAAGGCACCCGAAGGTGCCTAATTTCAGTGATATTCGATCTATTAGGTTGTAGCTGACAGACCGAAGATGTCGGCGATTTTACCGTGAGCAGCTTCATTCTTCATGATAAGGGTGTATTCAACGTTGATGACCTTTTGAACAGCGTCACCAACTGCGCCAACGTCACGAACAGTGATTGGACGAGCGATACCAACCTTTGCCATATCAGGGTCGATAAGAAGGACATGGGATGCAGTGGTGTTTGCAGTAGCCATGACTCTGTTAGCAACAACTGAGATAGGGCCATAGTTTGAAACGTACATATCAGCACCGGTTGTGATGGTGATTTGGTCGTTCTTACCAGAGCTTTGGTTTGATCTAAGTTGGTCAGCAGATGCGAAGGTTGAGAACACTTGCTTAGCATATGGTGACAACATCAAAGTGGTGAAGTTACCACCTGAGGTATATGTCTTTTGTGCAACGGCTTCTAGTTGAGTCTTAGTGAACGCTCTGAAAGTACCGTTTGTAGGTGCAGCAACAAGGCCTGTACCTGAGTTGTAACCAGTTGTTGAACCACCTGAACCACTGTCATTATTGGTCTTAAGCCATGAAGCGAATGAACCAAGTTGACGAGCGGTTGTTGAGTCAGCACCGACAACGGATGCCTGCTTAGCCAAAAGAGCATATTCCATGTCTCTCTTGAGTTCCTTACCAGCCTTAACAGTGCCGTACTTGATCTGTGAAGAACGGCCAGCCTTGTCGACGGTTTCTTGGGTGTTTGTGACACCATAGGTAAGTTCGGAGATTTGGGTGTAGTTACCAACACGGACTGTTGGAACGACTGAAGCGAATGACCATTGGTTACCTTCAACCACAGCGTTTGCACCTGGAGTTTTCAAGGTATCGGTTTGCCATTCAGGATGTCTTGAAACGCACTTTTCACGGCCCAAAAGGGTCATCAAAGGGGTTTCTTCAGGAGTGATGTTATAGATGATGTCAGAGAGTTCTTCTCTGTTACCTACTGATTGGTAGGTATCGAATGCGTTTGATACTTTTGCCATAGTGGCGTTTTCCTCTAAAAATTGATAGCCGCCGGAACTTGCGTCCAGTCGGTCTAAATGTTTTGATTTTGACTTTTGGTTGGTGTTTTTTAACGTGGTTGTTTCCACGAGGTCATTTTACGATTGGCTATTCGCAGGGTGCTTTTTCAAGTCTGCTATTCAGCGGATCGTTTAAATCCCTCAACCTCATAATCGAGGTAACGTCACTTACAGGGTGCTCTTTCGAGTCTGTATCTCAAATTACAGTCGTATTTAGTTTTCGGAGAATTTTACCGATTAGAAAAATTTGTCCAACAGCTTGTTGAGGTCGTCATTGTTTTTACCACCTCCTGCCTTCCATTTTTTCATAAGGTCGGCAGAGTCAGCGTTGCTATTTGTTTGACGTTTTCCAGGGCTCAAAGGTGGTTTGCCTTGAACCTTTTGGACCGCATTTTCACGGTTTCCGATGATCTTTTGATATTCGATCAGGTCTCTAGCCATCACCAAGAACCTGTGATCGTAGATGCCGCCAACGTCGTCTTCGGTGAAGCCATACTTTGATACAGCGTTGAGAAGGTCATGGTTGAAGGCGTCAACGCCTTCCTTGGTTTTCAGTTCTGGAAGAACCTCTTGGGCACGTTGACGTTCATTGTCAGCCCATTCGTTGAAACCTCTTTGGGCTTCATCCTTTTGGGCTTCCGCATAGAGACGCTTTGCATCTAGGATTTTTTGGTACTGACCAAGACGTTGGTCATAGAGTGCCTTTTGCTGGAAATATTCCATTGGGTTGGAAATCAGCATGTCTTCGGTTGGTTCAGCAGGCATCGCAGCCAACAGGATGGTTTGGGCGATATCGTAGGCAGCTTCACCGTCCTTGAGCTTTGCAATACGAGCTTCGGTGTCCTGGCGCTGTGCAGCAAGCTCTTGGCTCTTGGTGGTGTAATCCTTGTCACGCATGTTCCCGCGGATCAGGTCAGCAACGGAAACTTCGGTGCCGTCATCGAGGCGAACTTTGTGGTTCTTATCAGCATAGGACGCCTGAACAGGCTCTTGGCCTTCTTCATCGTCTTCGGATTCGTCATGACCTTCGTCAGACTGATCGTCGCCGGCGTCTTCCTCTTGGTGGCGAGGTTCAGGAGCTTGAGGAGCAGCAGCTTGAGGGGATTGGTTATCCTCGTCATCGTCAAGGCCAAGCGCTGCGTTCAGCGCGGCATCCTGTTCAGGTGAGAGGTTGAAGTCTGAGAGTGATTCTTCCATTTCTTTTTTCCTTAGTCATAAGTGTGGTCCAGCGGACTCTTTGTTTCTAATGGCAGCTAAAAAGCTGACTCATGACGAGGAAATCAGGCCGATAATTCGGAGTGCTGACGTTTGCCTATCAACGTTCAGGCAAGGAAAGCTATTTAGTGAAAATGCGTTTTAAACAAACGTTTTGCGGTTGGTGCTACCTGATGTGATGACGGAAGTTAGATGGCTTCTGAAATCACGAATGACCTTGATACGGTCAACCAGCATTCTACGCTTTTTGTCTGACCAGAAAGGAAGTGCCAACATTTCGTCAACGGCTTCCTGTTCGATTTTGTCAAATGCTTCATTAAGCAGAGGCTCTTGCATCAGTCTTTGAGCTTCGTAGCCTCTACGTTCTTTTTCGGTCTTATCCATGTGAATCCTTATTCGCTTTCAGGGACGATTTGTCCTCTGATTTTCGTGTCTGCTTGGTTCATGTTGTGATATGCGGAAAGCAGGTTTGACTGTTCAGTCAACGCGATTTCAGCTTGCATCTTGTCACGATCCAATTGGGCGTTAAGTTGAGCGACCTCACGCTTATGTTGAAGTTCAAGCAGGTTCTTTTGCTTCTCCTGCTCCATTTCCAAAGCGAACTTTTCACGTTGCAATTGAAGGTCAGCAGCCGCTTTTTCGCGTTCAAGCTGCAATTTCGCTTGCTGTTCAGCCTGCATAAGCTGAACCTTCGCTTGGGCTTCTTGGTTAGCCAGTTGGATCTTGGCCATAGCTTCTTGCTGCTTAGGATCAGGCTTTTGACCCTGACCAGCTTGGGCAGCGAGCGCCTGCGGATCGATTTCGTTGAAGAACTGATTGGTGTTCTTGATGCCACCAGCTTCAACCAGCTTTTTCAGGGTGTTGGCATATTGGACAGGACCGCAAAGAGGGTTGTCGAAGCCGGCCATAGCCATAATTTGTTCCTGCTTCGCGGCGATCGCCTGAAGCATCATCACATCTTTTTCCTTGGAGCCTGAACCGAGACCAACGGACACGGTACAATCCATGTTCGCGTTCCATGACTTCGGATTGAACTCGACCCATTTCCCTTCACCAATTTGCTTGGCGGTCGGGCGGTCTTGGTTTTCGACAAGCAGCTTCAAAAGTGCCTTGAAGAAGTTTTTGAAGCCCATTTCAGCGAAGTTACGGGCAACCAATTCAACCTTGGCATAGGCGCCAGATTGAGCCGCCATGACAGCGGTCGCGGTTTGGTTTTGAAGGGCTTGCTGATCCAGTGCCATGGTGTCTTGGCCGACGCCTGTACGACGCTTGATAATGTCGTCCATAAGCTGAAGGCCGGTGATCGCTTCCTTAGCGACGTTAGGGACCGCATAGGTGCTGATCGCGCCATTTGGATCGCCCTTGACGCGGATGACGTTACCAACGCCACGGTCATAGAGTTCGTCTTGGTCAACGATGGCGTTTTCGTTGACGATACGGTCAGGGATGTTGGATTGGTAAAGGTTGTCCAGGTACTGACGGAGAAGGACGGTCTTGACCTTCTGAATGGTTTCAACCTCATCGAACACGGAACGGCCAAGCCATCTGTGTGGGACACGTTCAGCAACGAAATCGGTGAACGGATAATCCTTGCCCCACTCCTCCCAATCGAGGATGTCTTTGGAGCCGTTACCGCCAATGATGACCTTGAGAGTTTCGGCTATGCCGTCGCCGTTGTAATCGAACTTGATGTAGCACTCGATGATTTCCACCAAGTCCATGGACTCATCCATGCCCGTGCCATCGTTGAAGGCTCCTGATATGTCTCTACGGGCTGTTACGACCTCATCGAACTCTAGCGAGCCGCTTGAGGCTGGAAGCTTCTTAACTAGGTCACGATCAAAGCCCTGCTCGATCAGGTTCGAACGGGTTTCAACCATTCGATGACCGACGAAATTTGCTTCCTTGAGAGTGGTGGCGTTGGTGTCGATCAAGAATTGTTCAGGTGGAACAGCCTTGATGCAGATGCGGCCGAGCTTTTCAGTTCGCTTGAATTTTACGTCATAGAGAGTGGTGACGACTGGAGGGAGAAGTTGGCCGGAAGCAGGATCAATCTGTGGGGTGTCGTCGGCATAATCGTATGAATTGCCTTCGATGATTTCGACTTCAGGATCAGTCGTTAGGAATGCGAGTTGGTTTTCGGACAGCTGGCGTTCAACGAAGACGTCAACCTTTTCGTATGGCTCCCACCAGTGTTTTACGATGCCGTTTGCATGAAGTAGGGAGTCTTGGAAAACATCCCAGAATGTTTCATAAGCGTCTAATTCCTTGAGGATTAGATTGACATACTCGGTAGCTTGTTTCGCGGTTTGTTCATCGTTCTTGGTAACAGGTTGATAGGTGACGATATCATCACCACTGAAAAACACTCTCATCAAACCGGGCATCATGAACCCGATTGTGTCGGCTACGTCACTTGAGGTTGCGGATGAACGACCTTCGATCAAAGGAAGATCGTTGATTTTGCCTTCCATGTACTCCATTGCGCGGATACGCTTGGTTGCGAGTTCAGCACGATCATATTCAATGCTTCTAGCAATTTCGGCTTGAACCTTCGCGCCTAGTTCTTGTTCTGTTAATCGTTTTGCCATCTATTCCTTCGCAATCGACTGGTAAAAATTGATAAAAAAATCACTGTTGGCGGAACCAAACGTCCCTCCCCTGTCATGGCAAAATTGATTTCGTTGATAATGGGCGGCCTAGCCGCTAAGAGACCGCGAATAGCGTCCAGTGAGGCTGTCAGAGCCTTTGAACGCTATTCCGCAATCAGTTATTTATCCGAAGCGGATTCTTAGCAGCGCTTCATTCAACGCTGATCGAGCTTCGGTTTCTGTAAAATACAATCCCAAGTGATTTCTCACGTTATGAATGACGGTAAACGCTGCCCACTTGTTACATGCCTCATCCAACTTAACGTCACCGTGTTTGAATGGGCTATCAAGCGTGAGATTTTCCCATCGATAATCCGTCAGATCACCATTCTTATGGATTACAGCGTTTAAAGCAGGCCATTTTCCTGTTTCGTGGAGGAAGGCCACTTTGCCAGCGTTAAACCACATGTCATCAAACTTGATTTCGCGTACCATGTTGAATTTGGCAGGTTTTTCAACGATGTGGTATTTGCCTTCCTTATCCTTAAAATCATGGTAGGTGAAAAACTCGCCTGTTTCTGGTCGATAACAAGCGAATGACGTCAAATAATCTCTGTTAATCAAGGTTGCCTCCTAATAGCTGACAACCTGATTTAGTCGTCCGCTTTTACACTAATCCCTGTATGATTCTGCGACTCTTGGGTACAGGAACCCATTTGGGTGACATGCTTTCGGCACCAAGAATGAAGTAGCGGAAGCTGTCAGCGCTGTTAGATGTCCAGTCATGGAGCGGTGTTCTCTTCTGGATATTGTTCTTAACGTCGTATTCTGATTTGTAGTTTTTCAGGCACTTGATGCCATGTTCGCATTTCACCTTATCGAACCAGAAGCGGTTGAATTTCGTTCGGACAACTTCGATGTCGCCCATACGGTCATTGGTTCGAGGGAGAACCTTGACCTTAAATCCGCGGTCACGGAGGAACTGCGCTCTTGAGTTACCTGTTTGAAGCTCACGAACTTCAGCGTCATGGGGAAGGATGAGTTCGTGAATCGGATAGTCACGGCTCTTGAGCCAATCCACGTAATGGCCCAGGTCTTCACCGGACATCTGGTAGTGATCTATGAAGCGGTATTCGGCGCCCACGACCTGACCAACCCAAATGGCGGTCGCGTCGTTCATACCAAGATCCATCGACGCAAAGACGTCTGCGGCACGATCCCATGGAACGGAACGGATTTGGCCCTTTTCCTCGAGGGCTTCCATATCGTTCGCGTAATAGGCTCCCTTGATACCAGCAGTGAATGAGCACTCGAATTCAGCCATGTAGGCTTCACGAGTGTTCTGACGCTTGAAGTCATCGATTTCGGATTGGGGAACGATGCCGGTTTGGCTCGCCTTCAAAATCAGGCTGAACCACTCGGATGGGTGCTTTAGGGCATAATCGAACTTCTCGTAGAACCAGTTTTCACCCTTCGGAGTACCGATGAAAACAGCCCAACCGCCACGGTCGGCCAAGGTGATTCTGATGACCTGGTCCCAAGCTCGTTCATCGATGTCACCAGCTTCATCAATGATACAGCCATCAAGGTAGATACCTCTAAGGCGATCATAGTTTTCCGCGCCATACAGGCGGATTACAGCGTTGTTCCCGGGAAGGGTGACGGAAAGCTCGGCTTCCTTGACGGCGACGCCAGGAATGGTCGCTGTCTGCTCCTTGAGGTACATCCAAGCGATGTCTTTGGCTTGGGTGTAAGTCGGAGCAATGTAGGCGAAACGGGGATTCTTTTTGGTGGAGCGAATGGCATGGTCGACCAGCTCAGCCACACAGGCTACGGTCTTCCCTGCTCTACGATGGGCGACGATACATGCCCAACGCTGTGTCCGTGTATGAAAAGGAATAAACTGTGGTCTAGATCGATATCCAGTGGAAATGCGTGCGTCCAATTATGGTCTCATTCGGTTCTCCATTTTCATTGCAAAGGATTTGGCTTTCGCCACACGATGGATGGTTAGAATTTTACGGTTATCTTATCGACAGGCTTAGGTTCGAGTTGGTCAATGACTCGTTTCCCTGCTTCATCCATAGCCATCAAAAAGTCTTTCATCTGTAGATAAAGCTCAATCATTTGCTGATCGGTCTTTTCCATGATGGTCAACTTTATCATGTCAGTGATATCCTGAATGGCGAAATCAGTATCGCCTGCGCCTTCGTATTCGTTCAAAATGACTCGCTTCGATTCTTCAATCAACGCGTCCATATTCACCGCTGGTGTCCATGCTTCATCATATTTCTGAAAATTCTCAATCATTATTCGTCTTCCTCTTTTAATTCGTTCAACAGGTTATCAACCTCAATCGAGTCGGCTGCGGTATCAATCGCTTTAACTGTATCAAGCACCTGTGCATCGATGATAGGTGATCTCGGTACACCCGTATCAACAATGAAGTTCACCACACCTTCAACTTGCTGTTCAATCTGGATTGGCGCATTACCATAGACCTTATCCAAGGCAATCTTGATAGCAGCCAACCGAGTTGGTGACGCCTGAATTTTACCTGATGCAATATCTAGCAAATCCGTGAGAACGCGAGAGTTCTTAATCTTTTCTCGATGATCCAAACTCATCGGTCCACGTGGAACCCCAGTTGGGTATCCTCGTTTCTTACCTGCCATAGTCGTCTATTTCCTTACTAGTTAATACAATTAATGGTGCATCATTCGGAGCGCCGGGAATCGTGTATTCCATAACCACTCCACGCTCATAGTGATATTCCGTGACCATGCCAGCTAACATGCTGTACATGGCTTTCGTATCCTTCAAAATGCCCAAGTCGATACGGTCAACCTCACCCCAATTTTTGGCAAATGAATAGGTCGCCATTAGGTCTTATCCTTCGCTCTTGATACGTAATCATATGTACCATTCATATGCTTCAAGAGAACCGGTGACGCTTTAAAGTGAATGACCTTACGTGGTGGTATGTAGACAGGCACATTCGCATATACGTTACGTCCTATCTTCTCAGGTCGATGTTTCACTCTGAATGACCCGAAATGACGCAGTTGCATGGTTTCCCCACTCAACATCGCATCGTATATGACGTTAAAAACCTCATCAGCTATGAATTCAATTTCGCTTCGGTAAAGATGTGGATTCCGTTTGGCGATTCGGTCGATTAGGTTTTTTCGGTTCATATCGTCTTAGCTCGTCTAAAATCGTTAGAATGGTTTTTAGTAGTGACAACTTCCTGTCTGAACATTCAGTGGTAAAGTGTGGACAAAACCGGTCCCTACCCCCTCCCCTTCAACAGCCCTATTAGCTGTCAGCCATGTCAAAGGTGTTCAACTTGGCTTCATCACCATACAGTTTAATGGCTTCATCATTGTAAGCTTTAGCTGCTTCAATATCAGTTGAGTATGTACCAATTCGCTTCCATTTGTCATTCACTTTGACACGAGCGAACCATATGTTAGAGTTCCGCCACTTCTGTACACCTAGGTATCGCTTTGGTTTATCACTGATATGCATTAATTGTTCAAGGTTATCCCATCTGTCATCTGATGAGTCACCATTCTTATGGATGATAGAGCTACCAACTGGATCAACTCCGGTCTTCATTGTCCATATAACTCTCGCTCTTGGCACTTGTTTACCATTCAGGTTCCATACATACCAACGATTGTTAGCCTTACTGTAAGTTCCTGCTATATCGCCAACTTTGCCTTTAGTTTTGCCTGAGTATGGTCGCTTCCAAGTCAACTCACCAGTTGCCTCGTTATAATCATATGTGTTCAGGTATGTGTCTCGATCAGTCATTGTACTTCCGTTTAATATCTCTCGCCACTGGATCGTCATCTAATGACACCTCGTCTATAATTTGTTCGAGTCGATTGAGTTCATTCTCAGTTGCAGTCTCGTTACCTTCGGCTATAGCGATTAGCTTGAGAAGGGCTTCACGAACTTCGTCTTTGGTTGGGGTCATTATGGGTAGCTCTCTTATTGTCACGCGTTGACAGCCTCCATAGGGCCGAAATCGGGTGCGTTTTAGTGGCGTTTTAAAAATTGTCAGGTGAAACCAACGATCAAGCGTTACGGTAGCTTTAACGGTCCTCTACCGGACCGGGCTGACCGAACTTGACGTGGGTTAAAACGTCCTTCGCTATCGCGGTGATGTGCTGACCGAGCGCGATTGCTGCGTCTTCTTGCGTCTCGAATATACCGACTACAGTCTTTGGAAAAAGAATGATTTCCCCTGATGCGACCTTTTCGAGGTATGCTTTGGATGCATTTTCTCCCGGTGAATTGTCAGTCACGTATGATACTTCAATTTTATCATGTTCGATTGCTTTGAATTCAACTCTCGCTGGCAATCCAATTCCTACTTCTCTCATATGGTTATCTCCTTTAATACGTTTCATTCACGCAGCTATTTAGCTATCAGCTACTCTTAGCTGCATGACTCGTGACCGAATCCTTTTCAGCCAGTGGTCAGAGTTCAGATGTAAAAATGCCAGCTAACGGGAGTTAAGTCGCTAGCTGGCTGAGGTGGTTCAACGAGGTGCAATTCGGAAAGCGTATGAACAAATATAAACCAACAGGAGGTGTTCGGGGATGAGGAAACCACATGGCGTTGGTATACATCCCCTAATCATATGGACCTTTCCCAAACCATATGACTGACATTATATAGTCGTCCGTAATACTTGACCATGAAAGTGGACGGATGTTTTACGACGAGCAATCAACTGAGCTATATGGCAGGGACTTTTTAGGGATGGGCGTGTAAAATCAGATCACTTCAACTCATCGAAAAGCCGCGAACCTGAAATGCATTCCAATTCACTGGTTGACAGAAATTTAGATCGCTATTTTTGTCGTACTTTTCGTACTACACCTGCTGATTGACGCGACCTGACGCGACCTGACACCTCATTTCAAGCTTGCGTCACCTTGGGGATTAGAAGCGATATGGGAAGCGAGGGCTAGAGCATTCCCAGCGATTGGTTGTAGGATCAAGCATGAATTCAGTTCCATCTCCGATGGTAGCGACTGGGGTCAACTGGTCATTTGCGGGATCGCCTTCCATATCAGCGTGTGCTTCCTCATATATTTTTACGCGTTGAGATATAAGATGTGCTGAGTTGGTTTCGTTTAGATTATAGGACGCTTCGTTCGCATGATATAGGAAATCCAGCATTAATTTGCCTGATGGGTCTTCCTTCATAAGCCTAACAATCGTTGCGTTGAAATCGTCATTCATTTGTTGCGTTCCCTTCTGGTTTGTTGATTTGTTCGAAACTGTCGAAGCTTACGGACCATCAGCGATTGACCATGGACCGATGCTTTTAGCATATTCATGTTCCTTGTATCCCCTACCTGTTGAGAGTGGGATATATGTCATTTCGGATATAACGATATCTGTCACCTGTTTGCCTTCATCGTGTGAAGTTTTCAGAGCCTTGTTCAGTTTACGAGTAAGTGACTTGATTGTGTGACCGCGACCGAAATTGTAATCTGCTTCAACACCCTGTAGCGTGTATGCGTATTCAACTAGTGTATGTTTTGCCATCGTTGCGTTCCTTATTTCTTTTTGCTCCTATCATAGAGCCTTTGTGCCTTCATAGCTCCTTCGATATAGGCATCTTTGAATGCATCAGGAACCTTGTCGAACGTAGCCTTCTCATCAGGGCTCAGGTTTGCGATGAATTGTCTTTTACCCTCATCGATGATTGCCTCTTGTTCAGCCTTGATGCCTTCCAAAATTGCCTTGTCGTGTTCAGTCATTGGTTGTCTCCTTGTTATACGTTTCATTCACGCAGCTATTTAGCTCACGATGAATGGCGCCTATTCGGGATTTCAGGAGGGATTGGGCAGCGAATGGGGTAGTGGACCGGCGAATGGAGATCGCTTGCCAGTGAGCTTGGCAGGGCGAGTGGGGAGTGAATGCCACCTAGTGGTTTAGGCTAGGTGGCAGATGGTTGGCTGGATTATGACAGGTTGTGTTTCTTCATAATCACGTCGATAGCGGCAAGGACTTCTGGTGTCGCCTCTGGGTCACTTTTTGCCTGCTCTGCCAACTTCTTCATATTGGCGTGAATATCAGCAATTGAGACATCCGATTGTTGCCCCGTTAGGGTTTCATTGGTTGGCGCTGGGAACATGTCGATGGCTGCTTTTAGTTTATCGTCATTCACTTCAGCTATCTTGTTTAAAAGGTCTGTGGCTGCTTCAATTTTTTGGTCTTGTCTCATATGGTTTCCTTTTTGTTATACGTTTCATTCACGCAGCTATTTAGCTGACCGTGGAAATCACGTTGGCAGGCATGGTTTTGCTGAAATTGACGAAATTGCTCATTTTTGACGGGATTAGTACGGGCTTGAAATTACCCACTACAGCTAGTGGTTTTCGAAGCTCGATCGGGTCGTTTTCATACCTGTAATAGTGGGTAAAATCTGAAATCCAGTTTCAGCAGATGCGGCGGGACGGACGCGCGGAACATATGCCGGAGGTTCACCCCCATTCGGGATTGGATGATGAAGACAGACAGGATGATGCTGTAGGCAGGAGGACCGTTAACAGGTGAGTGATGACAGCCAGGTCAACTCTGGGTTCCCGTTGGTCATGATGCTGAAGACAGATAGGGAATCCCGTTTACAGGACTGGTTGACTCAAAATTGGACTCTCTTGAAATTCAGAATCCAACTAGAAGCCTGTGGCGCGCAAGCGACGCAGGGCGAGTGAAGCGAGCTTGAGGAGGAGTCTTTTTAATATGACGAGCCAGATCGTGGAGCGTAAGCGAAACGAGCTTTTGGCGAGTGGTGGTTGTCCGATACAACGTATCGACCAGTGCCATATTGTACGTAGTACATATATGCGGTGTGGTTTTCACTCATTTCTTTACTCTTTGGGCCTATCATAGTGCTTAACACGCTGATTTAACACTGTTTTCAGCGTTCGATTTCTTTACTCTATTCGTTTGCAAGGGCCTATCAGGGCCTATCAGGGCCTATCATCGGGCTAATTCGCGTGTTATATCAACGCGTTAACGCAATGAGTTTTTTACTCTTTTAGATTGCGTGGGGCCTATCAGGGCCTATCATCCTTTACTCTTTCTAAGAAATCTTCTACATTCGACTGCGTTCTTACTCTTTTCGAGTATAAATATGTCTGAAATGAAAGTGACCCCACGTGGCGGCTAACCAGTGGGGTCGGTATGAAATTGAAATTGCCCATAACGAAAAAGAAAGAACCATATTAATGGCTGACAACTATATTTATACCGCTGCTAAATTTTACTCCACTGCGCAGACTTTGGATATCCTTGGCGGTATGGAGCGACGCCAGCTTAATAAGCTCGTGAACTCCGGAAAATTACACAGACCTGTAAAGCTGCCCGATGGGACCGCCCATTATCTGAAACAGGCAGTGAATGCCTTGGCGAAGGCAAGAGGCGCGGTTAGCGTTCCTGCGATCACGAATGATCCACGTGGCTTTTTTGAATGCGTCATCACCAAGGTTGAGCGACGACGTGATAGCGAGGATAAAAGGAAGTCACCGCAGCTTTGGGTTTGGCTTCAACCTATTGCGGATAAAAACGGCAAACCTGTAACTGCGACTTACAACCCTGCCCGTCTTTTTATCAACCTCGATGATACGAAGCTGAAAAATAAGGAACGCAACATCAATGATAGCGTGAAGGCTAAACTGAAAGCGATAGCCATTCTGCAAAAACCAGATTTTAGCGGTGATCCGAGTGAGCTTGTTGGCATCAAGCTCTATGGCGAATGCAAACTTAAAAAGGTCGCTAACCGCAATAAAACATCTTACTCCGTTTTCAGCATTAAAGAAAGGAATTTGAAAATGTCTATTAGAAATGACGTGCTGACATATTTTAGAGCACGTCCAACCGAAAAGCTGGTTCGTGCGGAACTGGTTGAAAAATTCGATGGTGTCTCACTTAGCTCCATCGTTAAGGCTCTGGCTCAACTCGAAAAGGATGGCCTTATCGCTAAGGTTCGCCACGGCCAATATCAACTGGTTGCCAAGGCTCCAGAGCCTCGCCCAGCGGTGATCGCGAGTTTACCGGCTACCGCTACCGATCTGACTGATGACGAGGTTGCCGAGCTTCTGAATGGGAGTGACGCATAATGGGATTTGTCTACAGAGATATCGAATTTTCAAGCAAGTATGATTACGAACAATTCATCGACATGGACCACATCATACGTGATCGGATCAACGTCACGGATAAGCCGCCATCCATGAAAAAGTTCCTCCTGTCCATGCCTCCTGCCCTATTCGCGGTGAAGGCATTCTATCATCTGACGAGCTTGTGGCCTGACGTGCGTTTCAAATGCGATCTGCCACAAGATATGGATGCAAGTGTACTGATCGAAATTAGGACGATTCCAAAGATTGCTATGCACTTTACAGAGACGGATCGTGTGGCGTTTTACAGCCCAAACGTGACCGATGATCATAAGTGCGATGTGATTATTTCCGCTAGGCCAAATCATGTCCGGATGGAGACCGAGTTCTGAGCTACCTCAACATGACCCGTGATGACGTGTTCGCCATGAATCAACGATAAAAACAAAAGGAGAACTAAAATGGATGAATACGCAAGCAGCGAAATCGAACAAGCACTGGCTAACCGAGTGTCTGATGACCTCATGGCGCGCTTTGGGCTTCGCTCTAATGTCACGGTCGAAATCGAGTTCACCGGCTGGCATCCGAAAGATCTGAACGCAGCACTGCTCCTGTTCGGATACCTGTATGATGTCGATATCCCCGATGACAAAAAGTCCCCGAACCAAAAGCTGAATTTCCTCTGCGAGAACGTCAAGGAATTGAAGCGAAAGATTCGTCCCCTTGGTGGCGCGGTCACCACCGATCAGATGCGAATGGCTCTGGATATGATGGTCGAGGACGGCCTAGTCGATGACGATCAGGTTGACGGGTTCCTGGCCGACAATGAACGCAAGACCGCTGCCCATCATGCCTATTGGGCTGAGAAGGCTGCGAAGGCAGGTGGCCAATGACCTGCGGCATCTATCAAATTTACAACATGGTGACCGGCAAATCGTATGTCGGTCAATCCATTCATATCGAGTCTCGTTGGAGACGTCATACCACCGCGCTTGGACGTGGCACCCATAAGAACCGTAAGCTGCAAGCCTCATGGAATAAGCACGGTCCAACCGCCTTTATCTATAACATTCTATTCCGATGTGAACGCGATAAGGACATTCTGCGTTTGCTCGAACAGGAGTTCATGTGGAAGCTCGATAGCTTCGAAAACGGATACAACCTTCAACCTGTTGCAGGGAGTCCTCTTGGTACGAAATACACGGATGAAGCCAGAGAAAAAATGAGCGCTTGGCAGCGTGGTCGAAAGCTGTCTGCCTCTCATCGTGAAGCCATCAGCGCATCACGAACCGGCGAAAAGAGTTGGTGGGTTGGTCGAACCCATTCTGAGGAAGCCAAAAAGAGAATCGGTGCTGCCTCCCGTGAGCGATTACTGAATCAAGATCATCCATGGTTTCGTCCAAAAGGTTGGACACATTCGGACGAAACCAAGCGCAAACTGAGTGAACTCAACAAGGGTCGGCGCCATAGCGAAGAGACCCGGAAGAAAATGAGCGAAGCTCAGAAGAAGCGGAAATTTTCCGACGAGCACCGAGCCAAAATTAATGCCGCTTTGAGGGCACGTTCGCTGCGCATTCGCGAGAAAAAATTACAAGACTCATAGGCTGTAGCTCTACCAAGCCGTAAAACATCGTTGTGGCTGTACCGTTGCGGTGCAGTCCTATCCCGATTCCTGATTTTTGAATCGAAGGTGGCGCGAAAGCCACGACTAAATTTCAATCAGACAAAAACTTATAACAACTAAATAGCTATGACGTTACGGAGGACGTCACGTTTTCAAAAAGGAGTTAATTGAATGAATGATATTGCAACAAGTGGGCTCGATCAAATCACCTACGATGATGGGCCAAGGTACATAGACCGTAGCAAATTGTCACCTTTGAATCGATTCTTGGTTAGAGCTTTATTCGATAATCTAGCAAAACCAAGCGAGACAGAGGCGGTTCTCGAACACCTTAAACCATTTCTCATTGATCCCGCTCAGTCTGCTTCAGATTATGACGAGCGATATGGCGGCCTGTATGGTCATCAAATAACAGAAGATTTGCACAAGCGCATTAGTTGCCTTGAAGGCAAACGGGACGCAACTCAATGAGTGATTTAAAGCGTCTAGCAAATTATTTTCCAGACATCGCACTGCATGGATTGTTAGCAGCAGGCGTCATACTGGTAATCGGATATCTTGTAGCGTAATTTTTAGAGAAGGAAATTATATGACTGACCATTACTTGGAGAAAATGTACGATAAGCTATTGATCCGAAAGCGGAACGGACAAGCGGCCATACTTCGTATTCCGAAGGTATCAATCGACGACCTTTTGGGCGACGAATTCCGTTACATGAGCGATTATGGTCCCGCTGATATCAGTCGGGCAGCGGTTGAACGAAACGCAAATTTCCCGATCACGGAAATTCAATCCATTCTAATAGGTGAGACACCTGAGTTGAATGGCGACGTTGGCATTGCGACAGCCGATTATGCATTTTTGAAGCGCGTTGCTGGGATCACCAATAGAAACCTCGAACTTGAATACATGCTACGGCTATCGGTTTTGGCTGGTATCAGTGCTGAACTTGAAAAACTTTTTCTGGCTGGCGAAGACGTTTTGAGTCTTTAAAACAAACCTACATAACCGCTAACGATTGAGCCCGAAAATTCCGGGCTCTTTTCACATCTAGAAGATAGTTAGCGGGAATTTTAAGAACCTCTTTGGTTTCATTAAGAGAAATTATAAACGTATTGAGTGACGAACCGTCACAAAAAGCAATAGGAGTTGAAATATGAGTGATAAGCAACAGATTGAACGAGTGATCGGAAAAGGCATCCAATATCGTGAGAGAAAGAACTCATTAGCAGTTTATTGGACCGCGCCTGCTGGATCGCACTTCCAGCCACGAACTGTGAACCTCACAAGATTTGTGAAGTTTCCAAGGGAGCTTGAGAGGGAAGCTGATCGGCTGAACGAAGAGGTCAAGAAATCCAAGATCGGTGCCGTTCCCGATCACGATTACGGAACGGTTTCCTACATTCTCCGACGTTATGAAATGGACAAGGAATCCCCCTTCCATGAGCTATCTGCCGGATCGGCCCACACTTATATGATCTACCTCAAGCGATTGAGGATGGAGGTTGGTAAGGTTCGCTTGGACTCAATCATCGGAACCGACCTGATAAAGTGGCACAATATCTGGTCCGAAGAACGCACCCTGCTCGCAGCCGGCAAGATGTGTTTTACGGTTCTGAAAGCGGTCGTGAAATATGCGATCTCATGCCGTATCGAGGGAGCCGCAGCCTTGATGGAAGTGATGAAGGCTACCAGCCCTCGCCTACCCAATCCGAAAGCTCGCGATCAGTTCATATCGGCTGATGAGGTTGTGAAACTCCGTCAAGCTGCCCATGCTGCTGGTCGCCCAATGATGGCTCTCACATACGCAATCGTGTTCGAAACATTCTTGCGTCTCTATGATACCCATCAGGAGCTTGATTGGAGGCACATTAGCGATGGCTTGATCCTCCAATACATCCCGACCAAGACCGTCAAGAAATCTGGAGCCAAGGTGATCATCAATCTGGCTTCATGTCCGATGGTGATGGAAGAATTGAAGCCATATCTGGCTAACGGAAAGCCACTTTCTGGTCCGGTTATCAAGTGTGATATCGATGATCGAAGATACAGCCCGAAGGAGTTCGCGAATCACTTCAAGCGGCATCGGGCGAAAGCCAATATCGATCCGACTGTTTGGGCTCGTGATCTGAGAGCATCAGGCATTACCGAAGCCAGATTGTATGATGCAAGCATTACCGACCTTGGTCAGATGGCCGGTCACTCAACTTCCGTAACTACAGCGACCGTATATGACCGCGCGAAGCTTGCGGCTGCTGAACGTGTAGCTGTGAAGCGTCAGGAGGGACGTCAACTCGTCTTGGAGAATGCCTGAGACGTTTAAAGTAAAGCCTTTCTAAAACTCTTTTAGCTTTACCGGATCGCTGTTAAAACAACGGCTTAGGTTAACGGAGCGTTATACTAGTTCGTTGGAATCGCAGCGAAACCACTTAAAACGCGAGGCAAGCGTTTAAAAACGATCAAATTTTAATCGGAATGTCGGAACCTGCTGGACCTCACCGGCTTGAGTCCCGTTTTTGTGAGTCAGTTCATGCGTTTGAAGTTCATTCCTCCGATGAAGCCTAAGCTTGTCTCGAAGCCACCCGAGATCGGAGAATGGATTCACGAAATCAAGCTGGATGGCTACCGAACCCAGGTCATTATCGAAGGTGACGAGGTTCGAGCTTTCTCAAGCAGTGGCTCGGATTGGTCGAAAAAGTATCGAGGCATCGTTGAAGACGCTCGCGACCTAGATGTTGAAAGCGCGATCATAGATGGCGAGGCAGTCGTTTTGAATGATGCCGGGTTGCCCGATTTCAGTCTCATGCAAAGTGTTGTCCACAGGGACCCATATGCTGCGGTTCTCGGAGCCTTTGACCTTCTCTATCTCAATGGAAGAGATTTGCGGAACGAAGGCTGTCAGGCTCGCCGCGATCTTCTAGCCGGCATAGTGAAGCCCAATAGCCGTATCCAATTCAGTGAGGCTCTACCGGGTGATGGCAAGTCGGTTTTCTATCTGGCTGATCGAGCCGGGTTGGAGGGGATTGTATCGAAACGGAAAGACAGCCGTTATCGCAGTGGGCCGACGACCGATTGGCTGAAAACGAAAAGCTACACCGTCAGCAATCTTGAACTGCTCGGAGTTGAACGTGAGCAAGGCAAGCCAGCTTTTGCCCTGATGGGTGAACCCGGAACACGCAAATATGTTGGCTCGGCTTTCATCAGCTTGAATCGTGAAATGCGTGAACGGCTATGGAAGCGAGTTCAGGAACATACCGGACCCGAACCCAAGGGATTGAAGAAGCGACCAGATACAAAATGGGTTGAGCCGGGGATCAGGCTACAGGTCAAACACCTTCGCGGCGAACACCCTTTGCGGCACGGTTCAATCTTGGGATTTTCTGAGGACGACCCTATTCCTTGAGATGGCCTAAAATGGTCCGAGCTATAGTGATTGATAACAGGCTAAAAAACGTGCCCAAGGCGAACGGCGCAAAACTGTGCACTTCCACCGGCTTGTCCGCTATGCTCATCGAAATTGTTGGAATGGCTATGCCCGTTCCTAGACACACCACGGCAACGCTATTGAAAAACGAGGCCGCCATCTTTGTGCGCTCGTTGTGAACCAGATTGCTCATTCGATCCCCCTGTTTTGCGACTCAACGAATGATAGCTCTCGCCAGAGGCACCGCCCATAGGAATATTTTCTTTACACCCTTGACCTTCTGACGGACGGGAACAAAATAGGAACATTATCCTATGGAGAAACCCATGCGTCGCGCTGCCGGACGAGTCCACGACTATTGCTTTCAGATACACGCGATCACCGAGCGTGGAGAGATCGTTGAGACCATCGGCGAAGTGAATGGCTTCTCGGTTGCAAAGGCAGCTTTTGAAGCGTCACTTGATAGGACGAACAGCCTGATCCAATTGCGTGAAGGTGCGCGGATTGTTGAGACTGCTAAGACCGGTTCATATGACGTTAAAACGAAGCTTGTTGCTCTCGAATGGCGAAGAAGCTAATTCACTTCTCCTTCGCTTTTTCATATGGTAGTCCCGTTAAGCGATTCATCAAACGGGGATACCCATGAGCAAAGCTACCATCCTTGCTAAATTCAAAAAAGCCGCAACCGCTAAACCGACCGCGACGGCTGCTGCATCGAAAGACCCTGTTGAGGCTTTCATTTCACGTGCTCGCGATCAACAAAAGTTGGTTGCTAATGTGAAGAAGGGTTCAGCCCATGAGCCTCGCAAGCAGTGGTTCCGTCCTCATAAGGGTGGTTTCACGTTCCGCCTTGGGAAGGATGGAATTCCAGTCGGTGGCGAGAAATATTTTCAGGTCGCCTCGCTGGATGAGGTCAACGATTTCCTGAATGACGCAATCGAGCTTGCGCAGTCTGACGAGGAATTCAAGACTGCTATCCGTGACGCTTCGACTGACCGTTCAACACGTTTGAAAAAAGGTCGCGCTGCTAAAGCCTAACAATCAAGTTTCTAATCGCACTATTGAAGCCCATTCTTCGGAGTGGGCTTTTTCTTTTTCTTCTACCTCTGTTGCTAAACGGCAAGATAGTGCTTTTCCTTCAAACAGGTCGCAATTATAAAATGGTTGTAGCGTTGATTGTTGGAGAAGTGAAATGAACGTCAAGCCTGCCAACTCTTCGGAAGAAATCAAGAGCCTGAAACTCCAACGCTTTATGTTGGATGGGGTTCTCGATGATATTGTTGGTTATCTTCAAGATACCATCGATAGCGATCCGTCGAGTCATAATGCTGAACGTTTGCTTATTCGTCGGATCGAAGAAGCTCGTTCGGTTAAGTAGTCAACAGAAACCTGATTGAAGGAAAATTTGAAAATGTCGCGTATCACCTACAAGACCGCTCTCGAATGGATCATCAAGCACGAGGATATGAAGTGGATTAAGGAGGAGAAGCCTGTTGCGCCGACCCTCGTTCGCTTCGTGAGCGAAATCTATCGGGTTGATGTTCCGAAGATCGTTCGGACGCTCCGCAAGGATATGGGCCTGGACAAGGAAGAGGTCGTCGCCAAGCCCGCCAAGGCTCCCAAGGCCGCGAAGCCGGCGAAGGGAGCGGCTAAGGCCGCCAAGGCTCCCGCGAAGGCTGGCAAGCCTGCCAAGGCCGCCAAGGCACCTTCCAAGAAGCCCAATAAGAGCGACCGTCAGGCCAAGTTGAAGACCGCGCAGGCGATTGCGGCCGAAACTCCTGCGGTTGTTCTGCCTGCTGATCAGGGGTTGCCTCCGATCCAGAAGACCCCGATGGCTGGTGAGGCTGACAATGCTGCTGAAGCGTGACGATATCGAAATCCTTCAAGCGGCTCGGAGGATTCTCGCCCATTTCCAAGCGGCTGCGTTGAGAAATCTCGATACCAAGCGTGTCGAGGACCTTGGAAACGGGATCAAGGCTGTTCGTTCGCTGATCGATGATTTTGGCGAGAACAAAACATGAATTTAGCGATGGCTAAATAGTTGACCAACGGGGATCGGGGAAACTCGGTCCCCTTCGCGTTTTTAACAAGGAGGAATGAAAATGAATAACCGACAATTTGAAGAACTGAAATCAACGATCATGGGAGGCTTTTGGCTTCTCTTTATCGTCATCTGCTTTGCTACGGGAAAATTCACGGTTAGCATCGGAACTGTTGTGACCCTTGCAGCTATCGGACTAGCAGGCGGATTCGCCATCGCGTTTCTCGTTAGTTGCGCTGTGACAATCTATGAGGAATGGCAAGAGCCTGAACTCAGGGCCGATATGAAAAAAGCCCTGATTAAATATCCGCTTATCTTTATCGGAGTGATTGTCCTTTTCGCATTGATAACCGGTGGAAACTTCAACTAAGAAAAAATCCCGCTTGGCCTTTTATCAGCGAAGCGGGATTTTTGACATCTAGATTAGAAGCGCTGCCACCTGTAGCCCATGATGGATGAGTACGCCCAAACGTTCGTTGTTCCTGCGGTTTTCTGTATTCCATGACCATTACCGAACGTTCTGGCCGTACCGGTTGGAATGTTTGTGGTGTGCTGCGTTGGTGTGAACGTCCACGTTGCTCCATCGTCGGTTGAGTAGAAAAATTCTACGTTGGTTCCGTTGCCATTCACGAACGTACCAAACAATGGAATCTGGCTAATGCTTACCGTTAAACCCGTAATCGCGGTGCTGGTCGCGACGCCATTGCTCATCGTTCTGGTTTGCCAAAGCGTGCTGACCGGACGGGTGTAAACCCATCCAATCATATCAGTAAGAGTTCCTGAATGAGCATCATGAAAACCGCCGACTTGCAGGAATTCATCAGTAGCAGTTGAAAGCACATTAGGAGCTAACGACACAATCGATAGCATTGCCCCTGAGCCAGCATACATTGCGGGAGCGTTAGCCGCATGTGCACGTCCCGTTGTTGTGGTCCCGCTATCAACTTCGGAAACAATGTAGATATTTGATCCGATGGTTCTCCAGCTATTAGAAAATGTGCCTGAGCCTGTTCCACTGGTCCAACCTGTGCCTGAAAGAACTCCGTCACCGGTCATTACAGTATCAAACATATTGTTGATACTACCTACACGTGTTCCATTAATAACATTCAGGTTCGTGCCATCGAAGAAGATTTCACATTCGTCTTCCGGCATGAGGATGACTGGGACACCGTGCACGTTAGGTGGCAGATCCATTCTGTTAGCAGCCAAACTTGATGCGCTGTTACGTTCAAGAATAATCATTCTAGCAGTTGATGCAGTTCGTGACGTTCCGTTGATGACCTTGATACGTTTACCAGTCTGCCAGCTTGTTGTGCTGAAGCCGGTGATTTTAATGCTATTAGTAGGTGATATGATAACGGTTGATTGAACCGCCTTTTTAGTGCTGACACCTGTGGCGTAGTCATTTTGATTAGCTGACGGAGCAAGCGTGATGACTTCCGAATCGACATCGGTTTGATTGGCCATCTGTTGAGTTGCGCCATTGATGCGAACGAAGAAACCACCTGTGGTTGTCCATGCGTCACCATTCGTAGGGGTAGTTGGGGCTGAACCGTGAGGCAGTCGAAGTCCTGAACGGCTAGTTGACGATGATGATGTTAGTAACAGACCATTGTTCATGGTCATGTTTGCATAGAACTTTACAGCTTGGGTTGATCGTGTGATATCGAATACGGAACCTAGCAGGGTTCCGGAATCATTATAGGCGAGCATCTGCAATGTTGAACCGGCATTAGAGCCTGTTTCTGAGTCATTCGCTCTTTCGAATCGATAACGATTGGATCCTGAAACTTTCCATTCCACAGCACTTGGAGTGGCTTGTGCCGAATCGACAATCACGCTTCCAGAAGATGTAGAGAACGGTCCAACGGTTGTGCCGCTGATTTGAGCGTAAAGACCTGCTGTTGTGGTCCACAAATCGCCATTGGTAGGTGATGTAGGAGCCGCGCCATGGGGAAGACGAAATCCTGCTCCACCAGAAGCCGAAGCCGCTGTGAGGGTCAGACCTGTGGCTGAAATTGTGGTGAAAGCACCGGAAGCGGGAGTTGTCCCCCCAATCGCGCCACTGTTCCAAGTGCCACCAGTGAAGGCACCACCAGTGACCGTCTTCCCTGTGAATGTCAGAGCGGATGGGAGACTCCAAGTTGGATTGCCTGAGACACCATCACCATTGCTGACGGAGATTTCATTAGCTGTACCAGTCATCGTTCTGGCGGTGAACGTGTCGGCAGCGGTTTGAGTTAGAATGCCGTTGGTGTTGAAGGCAGCGAGCGCAGCCAGAGTTGCGTCATATGCCTGAACGTCACTACCGATTTGAAGGCCGAGCGAGGTTCTAGCTCCGGATGCGGTGTTGGCGCCTGTACCACCATTCACAATCTGAAGGTTTTGACCGGACCATTGAACGTTGCTGACGGTGTTGCGTGAAGCCAAGGCACCAGGCACAGGACCGAAGACCAACGCGGTTGAAGTCCCGTTGACCAGAACGAGCTTGTTATTCGCTCCGGTGTAGTTCGCAGGAGTGTCAGTCAGGCCAAGGAAGGTGGTTGCCCCTCCCCCGCCACCTGTGTTGGCAGTGAGAGTTCCGGTGACTGTGAGATTGTGGAATGTGCCGTTGGCTGTGACGGTCAGGTTGCCGTTGATTTTAGGATTATCGACCGCGAATGTTGCGCCACCTGTTTGAACGAGAAGGCGGTCACTTGTGGTTCCGTTAGTTCGGAATTGTAGGTCTTTGATTTGTGTCATCTATCATCTTGCTAAAATCCCATGCTGTTGAAATTCACTCTCGGCTTATTTATCGATCGGTGTATCTTCGCTAGGAGCGACTAACGGTGTTCGAATTTGTTCAACGGATGCTGCACCTATGAACGCTAGAACCACACCACCTAGAACCGATAATGACCAACTCAAAATTGGTGCATATTCACCAACCTGTTCCGCTGGTGTGATCAGCACTTTAACAGTGATTGATAGTGTGACGAACAGGACCGCATAGAGTGACCAAAAGGCCATCTTTCTGCGGTTAGCGAATCTATCATCATTTCGCTTTTGGACTGGTGTTCGTTTATCCATTAGTTGCCACCTTGGAGAAATTTGAGAAGCAATTCACGGATTGGTGGCAGAACGTTACGAATGATGGCGAAATATGCCAACACAATGGCGCTCGTAACCAGAGTGAAGTTTTTAATTTTCGCGACAACTCTTGTTATCGCGCGTCTATCGTCCGCATATTCTTTTATACACTTTAGGTCATCAACCGTGATGGTTGCCATCATATCTTTGAAAACTCGAATTTCAGAGGGTGTGAGAACGATTAGGGGATCGTTCTCTTTATCCATTCCAGTAACTGTTGCTCTTATAATCGTAAGGGATTGGGTTCATCTGCTTGATCGCTCTAGCTAGGAAAATTTGTTTGGTTTCCCATGCAGCCGCAGCCTGTCCGAACTCGAAACAGGTTGGAGCGTCCATTGGGTTCAATGAGTTGTCGTCAGCGATCCAAGCGAAGTCAGTTACCGCGCCGTGCCAACGGTAATCCCCTGCCCCTTTACCAGCGGCCATGGCAAAGCCTGCCAGTGTCGCCGCTCCGATGATACGAGCCTTGGACTCACTATCCATCGAATAGCTCTTGCCATTGAACTGGAAGCCGCTGGCGATACGATTGTCACGTTCGGCGTTGACGTCTTCATGGGTCGGTCTTGACGCATCCACGAATGACCAAACATATTGGGCTGACAGGCCGTCAGCGGCGACTTCAACGGATTGGACTTGAGGTTGCTTTCCGAGTGGAATTTCACTGGTCGGAGAGGTGATTTGAACGAGCCTGTAGGAGCTATTTGACCACCCGTCATATGCTGGTGAGGTCACATCGTTTCCAACGCTGAATGCGCCGCCTGCCAGAACCTCTTCAACGAAGCTGTTATCTGATTTTCTAATTAATGCTAACATGTATTTCCTTTGTTATAATCGTCCAGTTCTATAAGTGCTTCGCGTATGTTGTCGGGGACAGCATCTAAAATTTGTTGGAATTGTTCGTCCGATAGTTTCCATTCATGGTATGAATTAACAATCTCACCCTCACGTTCACGCTTGTAAGCCTTCATAAAATCCGCATTCCAAACTGTTGCCCTAGCTTCATTGATTGCGTCCTTAACTTCCTGCCACGGATAGTCATTGGCTGACACCTCAACCCATGTGTTATCCACGATTGACGCAGGAGGAATTTCGAATGAGCAACCGTTGGCTGTGATTTTCAGAAACTTCCATGGTCCTACGTATTCCATTATGGCTGAACGAACCTCATGCTCTGAACCAAATTGCTGTAATAGTAATATGTGGTTGTCCCACCACCGCCAGAGTGACCACCACCGCCACCAGTCGTTACGGATGTGTACCCTGTATCACTGGTGAACGTTCCGGCTGCATCCATTGTGTGGAGAGCCATCTGACGAGACTTGCCGCCATATGTGAAATTCGATTCAATTACTCTTGTGTTAGCTGGTCCACCATGACCAATCGTTGGAATGCCTGCATCAGTACGATCTAAACCACCATGTATGAAAACAAGGTCGTTTTGATTGACCGCCAAACTGGTTGACGAATGGCTTGAGGTTCCGCCGAAACCACCCGCATAATATGAGTTGGACACGCCTGACCATTTCCCCGGTAAGATGTAAACTTGTTGCGCGTTCGTTTCGCTGGTGCTGCTCGCCTTATTGAATGTGACTGATACGGAAGTGAGGTTTCCTACTCCAATAGGAACCTGAAATTGACATAGCTTGAGGTCAGTTCCGACACCTGTATTTTTCGTATAGAGGATCGTTTCATCAGTTGCGGAATATGCACCACCGTTGACGCTTACAACGGTTGTTCCCGGTGTTGATCCTTCATTCACAGTTAGAATGGTTGTCCAACGGCTTTGATATGTGATGAGTGATTGGGGATAGCTGAGTGTACCAGAAACCGACGTTGAAGTAGCATAGGTCGTATCAAGGCCACCGGAGTAAGGTCCGACAGTCGCATTTGTTTCAAACCCCTGATTAACAGAGGTTTTTGACATCAGTTGGTTTCTAGATGCGACTGTTTTAAGTGATGTGATTACGTCACTGACGCCAAGCAAAGTAACGCTTGGGATAAAAGCTGGACCTGCAAAACTCATATCACGCCACCTTACTGCATGGCTTGGATATGCAAGTGAGTTCCTACACCACCTTTAGAAATGTAGCAGCGGAATTTGTTACCATTCGTAGTGGTGAAGGTGTCACCTGATACCTTAGTGAAACCAGATGAGGTAATCGCACCAGCAGTTGCACCATTGGTGTAATCAATCACCATCGTATATGAGCCGCTGACAGTTGGTGGCGCTAGAGTATGGGCGCCATTGTTCGTAGCTTCACGGAATGAGCCGGTTGATGGATCAGGAGTGTAAGTGCCTGATGACTTCGTGCCGTCATTGACTGCGGTTGTTGGATAACCAGCGGTAAGAGTGGTTGTCGCACCTGAACGAACGTAACGAGTGTCAAGCTCGGTCTGGCTGATACGAAGACGTGCCCATGCCGTCCATACATTGGCTTGAAGATATCTACGGTATGTGACGGAATCGGAATCAGAAGCCGTTGTAAAACCAGTGACAGTTTGAACGACATATCCGTTAGGAGCATCGTTTCTATGAACCTGAACTTCACCAATGTACCAAGCTGTTGAAGGCGCATTGGTAACGGCTGAACCCATGTACCAGCCATTTTCCTGGGCGTTGTTCCAGTCAGTGATTGTCTTGGCTACGGTTCCAATACGGGTTGGCAATCTGGCGTCAGGAACTGTGCCAGTCGCGATGTTTGAAGCGTTTGAGTAGTAAGCTCCGGTTTGACCATCGAGCAAATCAGCGTCCAAACCAGAGCCAGCACCGTCAACGGTCTTGATCTTGGTTAGGACGTCTGACGCTGTGTAGGATGCCGCTGGAAGGTAATAGGCACCGTGTTGGCCGTCGAGCAAATCGGCATCGAGACCGGATGAGGAACCGTCATTGCCTTCGGTCCAAACGGTTGAACCGTAGATCGAACCAACGCTTGTGGTGTTATTGAGTTGAAGCGGATGAGGAAGTTGGGCTGAGCCAGCTTCGGTTCGGTCGCTTCGTACATAGAAGCTGTCACCGTTTACGTATGCCCAAAAGTCGTCTGCCCCTGAATCGGTATCAGTGAACTTGATTGAAGGAGACGGACCGGAAATGATGATAGCTGCGGTGTTAGCCGCTTGAGCCATCGTCAGACTGGTTACGTTGGTGTAAGCGCCTGAAAGGCTTTCATTCGGAATAACGCCAGATGGATTTAATACGACCCAACCGCCAGCGTTTGAGTTCGCCTTGGTGTTATAGTGAGCGACATATTTTTGGTTCGCCACCAAGTCGTTTGCAGCGATTGCTACGTCACCACTTGGGACCAATCGTCTGAGTGAACGAGCACCTAGGCCATTGACGTTGATTGTGGCTGACGCATTTGAGTTAACGCTTGCAACGAAACCGATAATCAATCCATCAGCTAGCGTTGTGAATGAGGAAGACGCTGTTAATGTGAATGCTGATGCAGTTCCGGCAGTGGTGTTGACGGCTCCCTGATCATCTAACAACTCTGCAACGCGCATCATCATAGCGCGGTTAGAGTTGTTAACAGTGTTTGGGTCTTGACCTTCTAGCCAGTTAATCGCGGAGTCGGCAGAATCGTTATTCCCTGCGGTCGTTGACCAATCGTAGATTGATGACAATATCGTACTTCCTTAAAATGTCTTTTGTTCTCATCATCAAGCCTTTCAAAAATTGCGTTCAGTTTGTTTCGTCAGTTATTTAGGCAAAACCGTTTTTATAGGCGAATGGGTTGTCAAATGGCGTCTTTTTGAAAACAGATTGACCGTACTGATTTACATACTCAGCTAGTTGCGGACTGTTAGTAGGTTGCTGCGGCATAGGTGGTGGAGTTGGTGCAGCGACGGCTGAATCACCCAAACTTGAAAGAGCGCTGAGAATGCCGCCACCGACTTGTTTCGCAGTTGGTGGAGGAGCCTTACCAGTGAGCATCGCTAGGATGCCTGGAGGTGGCTGATTAGCGGGAGCATGACCGCCACCCTGCCCGTTCGCTGGCTGAATAGGAGCCGTTCCAGTTTGACCGCCAGCAGCCGCAATTTGCTCTGGGGTCATTGGCTCATATTGCTGGCCGGCATAACCGTAAGCTGTTTTGATACGAGCTAGTCTTTCAGGATTGTTGGGGTTGTCGTAGCCTTTGAAGCGCTCGAATTGAACCATCGCTTGAGCAGCTTCACCCGGAGTTTTTGCCGCTCTTAATGCGTCACCCGCTGCCTTTTCATTCGTATTCAGTTCATGGTTCAGGAAGTCAACTTGTTGCGGGATCGATGGGTTTTGGGTTCCAGTGAAATCATAAAGAGCTTGTTTTCTGCCACCTAACCACTGGTTTAGACCAACGGAGCCACCGGGATCGTTCGGGTTAAAAGCTCTAGGATTGAAGTTGGATTCATGCTCGATCGCTGACATCATGCCAGAGATTTGAATATCGTTCCAACCTTGTGCTTTAAGAGCGTTGTAAACTAGTGCCTTGTTATCGTTCGACATTATTCTTCTTTGTTTAAATCGTAAGCTCCTACAGCCGCAACGTATGGTGAATTAGCTTTTTCCATTAGTGCTTGTAAAATGCTTTTGGTTATACCGTTTTTCAGTTTTGGAAGGTCTTTTTGGCTCAAGCCTGATCGAACGACCTGACTTGCCTCGATAGCTTTTCTCAACGATTTTTCATTCATTTTTTCGCCGGCTTTAACGATGAGATGACCGGCACCCGCTCTTAATGGAAGTGTCGCGAGGTTGCTCATTCCACCTGTTGCCAAACCTCCCGCCGCATCCATCCAGTTGAACGGATTAGACAATGCGCCTCTTAAAGTTGTTGGATTAACGAGCGCACCAACGTCTTTAACGCGATCACCCCAGAATGTACCTGCGGTTGCCGCTTGTTTAATCAAGTCAACCTCTTCTGGCTTGAACCCTGTTAGTTCACCTGACTGAATCTTTTTGTAGATATCAGCCATCTGCTTTTTAACAGCCTTACCAACCGCCAAGCCATTAGCAGCAGTTGAGGTTTCTGATTGAACCTTCGCTGCGTTTATCGCGTCATCAAGCAATTCAGCTTTTTTGTATTGCTTGAAAATTCCCTTTGCATCATCAAGTTGAGGCATCGCTGTATTAACTGCATCATCAAGGATACTTTTCATACCAAGGATTTGAGCTTTTTCCGTTTTTGACGTCTGATGGGTGATAGAACCACCGAGGTCTTTACTCATGTCATATAGGATGCCAGGATGAATGCCGTTGCCGTTCTTTGAAATCGTATTCAGGTCTTGGACCAACTTTTTAACTTCGGCAGGCGCGGTTGCGTAAACATCGTTATCACGCTTGAACAATTCATCGAATTTATCGGTTGCCTTTGTCGCTACATCATCAACTTGGGATGAAGTCAGCTTAGGAGCGTTGCTGATAACATTCTTGAACTCTTGGGTTTCTCGGTTCTTCAGGCCGTCGAGCGTTTCAATAGCTGCGTCATCGACCTTCTTAGGTGCCAACGCTTTACCGAGCTTGTTAGCCACGCCACCAATTGCACCACCAACGCCAGCGCCAATGGCTGCGTTTTCAAGTCTGTTTTCAACACCACCTTCACCAGAACCGAAGCCGTATGCGCCACCTTGAAGGGCACCCATGCCGATAGCTTGAGGAATGGTCTTGGCCGCACCCGCAGGAAGCATGACGGCGCCAATGGCTTGACCGATGGTCCCTGCTGTTCCGCTATTGGCCAGTCGTTTACGGCCATCCTCAAGCAATTGGTCATATGTCTTGTCCGACAAAGGAGCGTTGATTGCTGCGTTGATTTCGTCGGCTGTACCGAATGTCGCCATGTCGGCAAAACCAGTTTGGACATTGCCTGTAAAATCGTTGAACGCCTTCAGATATTTTCCAATGCCTGGAATCGCTTCAATACCAACCGGAGCGGTTTCAGCAGGTTCGGTTGTTGGCCCTCCGAATTGTTTGCGAAATACCTGTGCTATGGCTTCATCAGACATATCGTCTGGAAAGTCGACATCGATTCCGTCAGGTCCGGTAATTGTTTTCATTAGTAATCAATCTTTCCCGTTTTGGGATTGTATACACCTTTCTTAGGTGCCGGTTGTGTCCCACCATTTTGCGAAGTAGGTGCGGCTTGTGTAGTTGAGTTATCGACCGGTTGACCGCCTGCTTGCTGTTCAGCAATTTGACCCCACTTGTGAGCGAAGTCTTGGAAGCGCATGATTGCGTTTTTCAACACTTGCGGATCACTTGCATCCATCGCGTTATCAAGCGCGTTGATTGCTGTCGCTCTGGCTGATTCAAAGTCGGAGATAGAACCTTGGCCTTTCAATTTGCTACGAATTGCAAGGAATTGTTCGCCTTGTAACTCTTTGATGAAACCACGAAGCTCGATAGCTTTGTTAGATGAAAGCCAGTTAGGTCTCATGTTGTCGTAACCGACCACTTTGTCCAAGTCAGGACTATTGATGATAGCGTTCGCCTTCTCGTCGATACGTCCAACAGTTGCGTTTACGTCTGGAAGTGCGAATTGAGCATCAGAGGTGTTTGTTGCGGTTTTCTTCATGCCTTGCATGTCAGCAGGGTTCACCCATCCGTCGATGGCTGATTGATCGAGCTTTTGACCTGATGCCGCGTCGATAACACCGCTACCGTCCTTGGAAACTTGGACGGCCTTGATGGTTCCGTCTTTCATCTTCACGTATTGCGGAGTCAGACCATATTCAGCAGGTGCGTTCGCCTTTTGCTTTTGTGTCCACCAAGCTTGAGCGACGTCTGGATTTTGAGCCATCATTCGGGCTTCGGTATCAGACACGCCTTGGCTGGTTAGGTATGCATACAGACCTTCTTGATTTGCTTTCTTATCAGCAGCCGCAGCCTTTTCCTGACGACGAGCCGCCATCTGGTTTCCGATGCTTGCAGCTAGTGCGCCGTTACGGGGATCGAGAGCAGTAAGCGCCATCCCTATTGCAGCCGGATCGAAATCCTTGAACATGCTGCCGAGCGCAGCACCGAGACCAGTCTTGGCCGCGGGATTGGTTGCCGCTGTTTTGGTTGGATCAGGTGCAGGTGGGAATGGGTTGCCTTGAGCGTCCACTTTTGGCGCGTCAGGGAATTGCCCATACTTCGCTTTGTCAGCCGGATTGATTGATGGGAAAATGCCGTCAACGTCTCGGATACCATCTGCGTTTGGCTTCACAGGACCGCCAGGAACTTGACGATCAGGACCGGTTGCCGCTGGCGCCTGTGCAGGAGCTTGGTTAGCTCGAGCATTTTCAAGCACAGCCTTGATGGATGGATCGAGCGGATAGCTCGGAGAGGCCTTTGGTTGAGCCGCAATACCCGGATCAAGAGGATAGCTGGCTGGATTGGATCTTGCGATTTGATCCGCGACACCACCATTTTGCATGTCTGGTGTTCGGGTGCCTTCGGTGAATGGATTTCTCAAGCCAAGGGCTTCAAGGATACCGGCTGGCTGTGAAGTTGGATTAGCAGCCAAGTCAGCCTTGCGTTGATCGAGTGATCGAGGGCTGATTTTCGCAGGATCGTTATTCCCAACGACCTCTGGACGACCCTGACCCAATAGTGAATCAAGAAAGCCGCCACTTGCTGGAATACCATTCTTCGCTTGTTGGGCAGCGATGAATGCAGGATCGATGATTTTAGATGTATCAGTGCCTTTGTTGGCATCATAAGCAGCTTGTTGTCTACGCTTACGATTTGCATCAATTCCAACTTGGTCACCTGCGAACAGGTCGTTTAATAGGTCGAAAATCCCGGCCATCGTTATTCCTTATCTAATTTGTCCGTATTTGACAGCCAGCAAGCCGTTAGGTGCTTTTACAACTGCGTTTGGTTGCTTCTTCGCAACATCCTGTGCAATGACGCCAAGAATGCCACCCTTTTTAGGCTTACGTTCGTTGACTTCCCTGCCCTTTGGTTCCTTCGCTTCGTCAGCGAGCTTTTCACCCTTCTCGTTCAAATCGTATCTAACGACATCCAAACCACCCGGAGTTTGACCAACTTTCTTGACGTTCTTTTTGATGCTTTCATCGGAGAAGCCTGAGAACAATGAACCAATCGCACCTAGAATGTTCATAGGTTGAGTTGACGTGGTGTTCTGAGTTCCCCAATTACCGGCTGATGTAGTACCAGCAGATAGAAGACCACCGATACGAGCCCAATCTTGCATGTCGAATTGGCTGAATTGGTTGATAAGGTCGTTAAGCTGGTTCTGGCTTTGTTGATCCAACGCGGAACCGATTTGAGCTTGCTTATCAGCATCATAGGTCTTGTTGCCTTGAATCGTAGGCAACGCACCAATCATGCTCATGATGTTTTGGAAGCCTTGGTTTTGGGTTTGAGCCGCGTTACCAGCCGCATTTACAGTGTTGCCAAGTTGGGTTTGACCGAGCGAACCGACGCCTTGAGCGGCACCAGTTGAGCGGTCCAAATTACCGGATTGAATGCCTGCGATGGTTTGCGCGATACCGGCCTTTTGGGCGTTATCGGCCATAGAGTTCCCGATATTGGTTCCTTGGACCCCAGCGACCCCACTGGCAGCGTTCCCTTGAAGACCTAGGCGGTTGCCCTGCTCACCGGAGATCGCGCTGGAAGCGTTCAGCTGGCGGTTGGCATCATCGGTGTAAGCTTGATAGCGGAGAGCGTTCTCAGCGTTCGCTACGCCACTCGCGACAGCCTTGTTATGGGCGCCAGAACCGTAACGGCCAGCGAGTGAATATGCAGAGTTGACTTGGTTAGCCGCATCTTGCCCGGCCTGACGGGCCATATCATCGACATAAGGATTGTGTCCGACCTGTGAGCCGCTTGCGATCCCTGAAAGGTTCGCTTCGTTCGCACCCGGAGTCCCTGACTTGTCGAAAAGGGATTGCCAGTTGTTTTGGCTGATGGAACCTGGTCCCTGACCACCAAGCATCCCTTGAAGGGTTGATGTGTCGACGGATTGGCTACCGTTGTTTTTCAGAGCGTTGACAGCCCAATCGATATTCGCGTTTGTACCACCATTGTTTGCGATGCCTTGGAAGGTGTTGACAGCATCGTTAGCCGCAGGAGCCATACCGCCATTAGCGAATGTGGTTGTAGCTGCATTTATAGGTGCAGTTTGCAACTGCGAATTCATGTTGTTGTATGCGGTTGAACCGACTTGACCCCAAGCCGGAGTTCCAGTGTTTTGATTGGTTCCGTTTGTTTTTGAGCTACCTGTGTTCATTAGTGACCACCCCAACCACCTGCAGATGAACCGCCAAGACCACCGGGACCGTTGCCGCTACCGCCGTGAGGTTCGAATTGTTGCTTTTTCTTTTCTGGTGGAGCTACAGGCTTCGGCTTATTCATTTCATCAAGCTTGGCTTGACGAGCGACCATTAGCTGTTGAATGAGGTCTTTAGCGTTTTGAATAGCAGGACCACTTTGCCACGTTTGATTAGTGACGGCTGGACCTGTGTAGCCAGTTGCCGCTAGAGCGTTATTCATTCCGCTTAAGGTAGGATCGGAGAACCCTGTACGAGTTTGACCCATGTAAGGAGTGTAACCGATACCAGCGTTGTAAAGGTCCATCGCATGTTGCGCACCTTCTTTCAAAAGTGGTTCAGCCCATTTTGGAGGACTGTTTTCAGTTTTCTGAGTTGATGATTTAGACATCTTTCGACTTTTCTAATGGTTTGGTGAATAAAACGGTGTGTTCTTTATATCCGTAGTTTCCAAGCAATTTTCTGTAACCAGTTCTGCCGGGAAATTGTGATTCAGTTACACCATGCGTATCAGCCGCCCATTGCTCGATATGACAAAGCATGGGCAACGAGTCTTGAAGGCGCTCGCCTCCAATTTCACACATTGTGATAATTCGCTTACCAGTTGGCAGCGTGTTGATTTCGGTGATTGGTGTTAGGATGACTTTTCCGGTTTCATCCTTGACGATCCAGAGTTGTCTCTTTCCAGTGACAACCTCTCCGATCATGTTTTCTACGGTTTCATGATCTGGAAAACGTTCAACGTATTTTTCGAAACAGGCTAGGATATCATTCCAGTGAGGAGCAATTTCCTCCTGCGTCATATCCGTTGTAAGTTCCAACGTCAGACCGT